GTACTATCCTTCACATCGCTTAGCAGTAAATGGAACTGGGTTTCACGGTATTGAATATCTTGATGATTTAATTGACCAAGCAATGGAGGTTTATCCATGACTGAGTTATCCCCCGCCGCTCAGACGGTGCTGCACGCTTACGGAAATTGCATTGGTGGCGTAGACGCGATGATGGGTTCAGAGCGTCGTGGATTGGTCGCCGCCCTGCGAGCTGCTGCTGCGCATTGCCTCCCTCAGACAATCCGCGACAGACGCTGGATTCGCGTTGAAGACATCCTCGCCATCGCCGCCGAGCTAGAAAATTATGCCTCTTAATCCTTGGTCGTATCAGTTTCCAGATGGTACGAAGGGTTGTGTACTTGCACACAGCAAAGCACACGCCATTCTTAGTATCTTGGAACTCAATCCAACACAGAATCCACTAACACTGTCTCTCTTTTTGGAGCCCGAATGGACCAACAACCCTACGTGTGTGGAACTCTCTTTGACCCAGAACAACTCAGCGAACACCTAGCTGATCTATTGACGTGGAGGCAGCTGCGAAAGCTAGCCAAGAAAAACAACCTATGTCAATACAGTTATCTATCAAAGCATGGCCTAGCAAAGGTCTTAGCTTATCACGCATTCAATCGAGCCGCCCGTAAACAATGAGTTATCAGCCACCCGATCCACTGATCTATGATGAGCACTTGTATGGATTGATTCATCTTTGTATGGATAGGTTGATTGACCTTGGCTCTAAGCTTGAGGCTCACTCAGATGTCCTTGCCACTCATACCGAAGACACAGAAACAGGTGAACTTGAAAAGATGCCTGATGTTCATCCCGTCACCCTATTGAAGGCCCAGCTTGGTATTGATGGAGCAGAAGATGAAGTAGAAGCCACCCAACAGATGCTTCAAGTCTTGTCTCGAATCCTTATTGTAAGGCGAGCAAGATCTATCATACATCAAACACACTCCATTCACGATTGAAATGGCAACACAGGAACAACTCGCTCGTCAGTTTCAGCGAGAACTTGAAGCCCATAGTGAAGGCATTCGACGCCTAAGAGAACGGACAAAGGTTGCAGAGGAACGCACCTATGCCAGTGCTACTGTGTATGGATCAGCGTTTATTAACAATGGATTAGAAAAGATAACAACAGAAATAGCAAACAAGATAACCAAGATCTCTGCTGGTTGGGTCAGTGATAAGGCTGCTGCAGTTGTTTGTGTTAAGGGATGTGATCCAGCAATCCTTGCATTGATTACTGCAAAGGGCACACTTGACATACTGGGACAGAGAAAACTTGAGGTACCAACGTATGCTGGGGTGACAACTCACATTGGTAACTTGGTCTACCATCAGATCATGTTGGATGACTTTGCCAAGAAAAACAGTGACTTGTTTGAAAAGGTTACTGGGTACATGCACCAAAGCAAGGGATATTCGTATCGAGTTCAGAACTATCGAGCTGCGATGCGGAAGCATAATGTAGAACCATTGAATTGGTCAGTCTCAGTCAGACACCTTGTTGGGGCGTGGCTGCTGGATCGACTGGCAACAGCCACCGGATGGATCACGATCAGGGCCGTGTCCCAGGGGGGATACAAGCGGAAGCAGGTCAAGAACGTCATTGCCTACCACCCTGAGTTCCTGCGTGCCAAGGAGGCCCTTATGCAGCAGGCTGAGGCGTTTGCTGCGTGCCTGTGGCCCATGCTGTGTGAGCCCAACGACTGGACCGACACCCACAAAGGGGGGTACCTGAGCAATGAGTTGAGGCGCCTGACGACGATGGTTCGCTCCAAAATCCCAACGGCCACAAGGGAAGGGTGCTTGGTGGTACGGGACAGCCCAGCCCTCCTGATGCTGAACCGACTCCAAAAGGTACCTTATGTCATAAACAAAAACATCCTCGATATAGCAAACTTCTGTCAGGAACGCCGCATCAGTGTGGGGAAGTTTCGAGCAGAGGAGCCTATGCCACCTCCGCCAAAGCCAGACCCTTGGGAGACTGCCTCCGAGGAAGACAAGCTTGCCTATCGGCGAGCAAGGACTGAGATCGAAGACAGAAACTCAAGCCTGGCACAGAAGAACTACCGGACAACGGAAGCTGTCTTTGTAGCGAACAAGTATCGAGATGAAACCTTTTGGATCCCCTGGTCGTTTGACTTTAGGGGAAGAGTGTATCCAATTCCCACAAGCCTCAGCCCTCAAGGGACTGACTTTGACAAGAGCCTGATCTACTTCTATGAAGAGGGTCCAGTCAATGATTGGTGGTTAGCCTTTCAGGTTGCTACTACTTATGGACTGGATAAGGCAACGATGGAGGATAGGATCAATTGGTCTCAATCCAACCATGAGTTGATCAGTAGGATTGCCACAGACCCTGAAAGTACTATTCCTGAGTGGTCTAAGGCTGAGGAGCCTTGGTGTTTCTTGGCTGCTGCCATTGAGTATCACCTCTGTGTGATCACAAAGGAAAAGCAAACCTCTGGTCTTCCTGTGTCGGTTGATGCCACCTGCTCTGGTCTTCAACACCTCAGTGCCCTTGCTCTTGATCGGAGGGCTGCCGAGATGGTCAATGTGGTCCCAACCCCCAAACCATCGGATGGATATGCTATCGTGGCTCAGGTGGCTAAGACACAGCTGCCTGAACACCTCCACCATTTGATGACCCGGAAGCTCACCAAGAGGACAGTGATGACCACTCCGTATGGGGTGACAGAAAGCTCAGCCCGTGACTACATACGTCAAGAGCTGAAAGGGGTTATCCTTGAAAAGGGAGAACTTCAAGCCATCGTCAAAGCTGTCTATCGGTATGCTGTTAGGGAAGTCTTTGCTGGTCCCTGTGCTTCGATGCTCTTTATCCAACAAGTAGCAGCGGAGTATCTAAAGAGAGGTTATCCACAGATTCGTTGGATCACTCCTAGTGGCTTTCAAGTCGTTCAGGAGTATCGTAAAAACGAATCACAGCCAGTGAATACAAAGCTGCTTGGCAGTCGCGTACAGACCTGGCTGAACAAAGAATGGACAGACCGAGAGATTGACCTCAACAAGGCCAAGACTGCTTGTTCTCCCAATCTGATCCACAGCCTTGATGCGGCCCTCTTACATCTTGTCTTTGCAAACTGGGACAAACCATTTACAGTCATTCATGATTGTATCCTTGGTCGTTCCTGTGATATGGACAGCATGGCTCATGAGATTCGCAACAAGTTTGTGGAGATCTATTCACAGCCGGTACTCAAAGACTGGGCAACTAGTTTAGGAGTTCCGTTTGATGAGTCGGTCATGCAAAACACCTTGGACGTCGTTGACGTTCAAGACTCTTCTTATTTCTTTTGCTAATCGCAAATGGCGAACGCTCTTTCTACCACTGCAATCTCAGAAGCACTTCAGATTCACATCAGTGTTATTGATGACCTTGAAGACCAGTTCAATGGTGAGCAAGAAGACAATCCGGATGGTGATGAAACCTTTGTAGACTTTCTGGCCCGTGTCTTTGCAGATGGTGCGTACTGTGTCGCAGCTTTGAACGGTAATCCAGTTCAGGACTGCTTGGAAGCCTACGACGCCATCTACGACGAAATCATTACCGTTCTGTCGGAGATCTGATTCTATGTCTGAGTTCATTCCCTTTATTCCTAGTGACGATGTTGCTACGGATTTAGCTGAACAGATCAACATTGAATACGGTACATCTTGGTGTCCCGAATACGTTCAATACATCTGCTCAAAGGCTGATCCAGAACTAGATCGCTTTGATCTTGATATTCTGGATGTCTACGCTCAACACGAACTTATTACCCGCAATGTCTGACGGCCGCTTCATCTTCACGACCACTCTCGAAGGCTACATCAACGCCCTTCGTCCAAGTGGTAAGTTCAATAACTGCACCATTGGCTTTAAGATTCCCGAAGAACTTCTTCCTGAGTTTGAAGCTGTCTATGATAAAGCTATTGCTTGGGGCAAGAACAAACTTGCTGGCAAGCGTCACTCCATTGAACTCCAAAAGTGGGACGAGGAGGGCTTTGTCAAGGTGAGTTATGGTGGTGAGCAGAGCGGACCCATGTTCCCTTGGGTCGATACAGATGGTGTGCCGATTGATCTTGACACCCAGATCTGGAAAGGTACGGTTGTTAAACTGATCGTTGATCTGAAGCCATATGTCTTCGCATCAAAGATTGGCTGTTCTGTTAAGGTTCGTGGAGCACAGGTCATCAAGCTCGTGAGTGGTGGCGGTTCTGACAGCGGTGGGCTGGATGAATCAGAGGTCGCTTCCCTGTTTGGTAAGGCAGATGGATTCAAGGCAGGCAGCCCCTCCTTTGAGCCCAACCCTACCGAACATGGCGATGATGCTACTGTTTGGGACGATAACGACATTCCCTTCTGATGCGTAAGTACCGGTCCCGCCTTGAAGAAAGATTGGCCCGGTGGTTTGAACTGAATGGAAAGACGTTTGAATATGAAACAGTACGTCTACCATACACGTTGTCAGCTGTCTATACACCTGATTTTGTCTTGCCTAATGGAGTGATATTGGAAGCCAAGGGGTATTTCAAACCAGAGGATCGTCGTAAGATGCTAGCCATCAAGCAACAACATCCTGACGTTGATATACGCCTTGTCTTCCAGGCTCCTAAAAACACCCTTACAAAAGACAGTAAAACCACCTACGCAGATTGGGCTGAGAAAAATGGGTTCCTTTGGGCCCCGTCCTATGACATTCCTCTTGAATGGTTCGATTAGATCAAGAGTCTGAGTTTATCAGGCATGAACCATGTCCACATTGTGGTAGCAGTGATGCCCTTGCTCGTTATTCTGACGGTCATGGGCATTGCTTTTCCTGTGGGGCCTATCAGCCCAGTGACGACTCCACCCCTATTCACAAGCCTCTTTCAATTCGCATGGACTTTTCTGGGGACATCGTTCCCCTTCGATCTAGGAACATTCATGAAGACACGTGTAAAAAGTTCAACGTTAGATACGACCACGACTCAAAGACCCTCCGCTTTCCCTATTACTCTCAATCAGGCCAACTGATTGCCTTTAAGAGTAGGGATGCAGACAAGGACTTTCGATGGAGCGGCAAGAACGAGGATCATACCTTGTTTGGACAGCAACTTTGGGGGCAAGGAAAAGCACTTGTCATCACCGAAGGGGAGTTGGATTGCCTTAGTGTTTATCAGGTGAGGCAGAGTTGGCCTGTTGTGTCTCTTCCTAATGGGGCACAGGCAGCAAAGAAAGCCCTTCAACATCAACTCAAGTGGGTTATGGGTTTCGAGGAGATAATTCTTCTCTTCGACAACGATGATGCAGGAGCCCAGGCAGCACAAGACTGTGCAAGTTTGTTTCCGCATGATCGGCTCTTCATAGCCACAACCAGTCCCTACAAGGACGCAAACGAAGCCCTTATTGCAAAAGATTATGACGCCATACGTCAAGCCATCTGGAACAAAAAACAGTATTCTCCAAAGACTGTCATCGACGGTCGCGACTTGTTCCAACTCGCAATTAGCCCGCTTCATGGTCGTGACGCTCTTTGGCCCTTTGACGCTCTTAATGGTCTCACTGGTGGTCTACGCAAAGGTGAGCTAGTTACAGTTACTGCTGGTTCTGGAGTTGGTAAGTCTACCTTTTGTGGAGAGGTAGCACAAGCACTTGTTGATCAAGATCAGAGCGTTGGTTACATTGCCCTTGAGGAAAGTCTTCAACGGACTGCTCTTAGGTTGATGTCAGTCAAGGCCAACAAACCACTTCACCTCAACAATGAACTTTCCCAGGACATATTAAAGGAAGCTTTTGATGTGTCTCTTGGAACTGGTAGGGTTTACCTGAGGGATGGGTTTGGTTCCGTGGATCCAGATGCAATCCTTTCTGACTGTCGATTCATGGCATTAGCAAAGGAAGTAAACTGGATCATCTTGGATCACCTTTCTATTCTGATGTCTGGCAATGAGTCCTATGATGAACGAAAGCTGATTGATGTGACCATGACCAAGCTCCGTTCCTTTGTGGAGGAGACTGGCGTTGGTATGCTTCTGATCAGCCACTTAAAGCGGCCTCAGGGCGACAAGGGTCACGAGGATGGTCAACAGGTCAGCCTGGGACACCTTCGTGGCTCACACAGCATCGTGCAGCTTTCTGACAGTGTGATCGCCCTTGAAAGGAACCTCAGCGCTGGAGAAAGCATGGCCACCATCCGGGTTCTTAAGAATCGCTTCAATGGTCAGACGGGACCAGCTGGTTCCATCTGCTATGATGGTGAAACAGGAAGGATGACCGAAACTCTCTTTCCTGTTGACGGTGACTCGTCGGATGAGTATGTACCCTTTTGAGGATTGCTAATGCGTCTTTTGTTTGACATTGAAACCAACGGTCTACCACGCAAAGGACTCACCCATATCCATTGCGTTGTTATCAAAGATCTGGACACGGGACAGGTGTTTCGATACAACGACACTGGATCGGCTGAGTCAGTAACCACGGGAATCACTGTTCTTGAGTGTGCCACAGAGTTGATTGGTCACAACATTGTTGGGTTTGACATTCCAGTTATTCAAGATCTCTATCCATTCTTTCAGCCAAGGGGAAAGATTTATGATACGTTGATACTGAGTCGGATGTTCTTTCCAGACATCCTTTCCCGTGATTTTCGCAAGAAGCCCATTGGAATGCCAAGTAAGCTGTTTGGTAGGCATTCTTTGGAATCTTGGGGTTACCGACTTGGCAATTACAAAGGAGAGTTCAGCAAGACAACTGATTGGTCGGAGTGGTCCAAAGAAATGGAAGACTACTGCGAACAGGATGTACATGTTTGCATGGATTTGTTTCAGCTGTTCTCGGATAAGCTGAACACTTGCAAAGATTCCATTCAATTGGAGCATGATCTTGCTGCTATCATGGCAAAGCAAGAAACATCTGGATGGCCCTTTGATGTTAAAAAGGCACAACAGTTGGAGTCCGTTCTCCGAACAGAAATGGACCAGCTGGCTGATCAGATGAGAGCCACCTTCCCTTATGTCGATGGTGGACTGATGACACCAAAGCGTCCCAACTCCACACGTGGATACATCAAGGACGCACCGTTTACCAAGCTCAAGGAATTCAATCCAACTTCTCGTGATCACATTGGCTGGGCCTTCATGACCTGGCGCAATTGGAAACCAGAAGTATTCACCGACACCGGACGACCAAAGATTGATGAAGGAATCCTACAATCCATCGGCACATCAGAAGCAGAAACTTTTGGACGAATCCTTGAACTTCAAAAGGCTCTTGGTCAGCTCAGTGACGGAGCCAATGCGTGGCTTAAGATGGTTACCAAGGACGGTCGTATTCATCATACGTGCCAACTTGCCACAAACACAGGCAGGAACGCTCACAGTCATCCAAACCTTGGTCAAACTTCCTCTGATCCTAGGTGTCGTGAGTTGTTTGGCCCTGGCAAAGGTATGCGTCAGGTTGGTGCGGATGCTTCTGGACTTGAGTTGCGTATGCTTGGGCATTACCTTGCTTATTACGATGGAGGTGCTTTTGCGGATGTTGTCGTCAACGGAGACATTCATCAACAGAACGCTGATCGGGTTGGGTGCTCACGCAAGGACGTCAAGACCCTGACCTATGCCTTTATCTACGGCGCATCGGATAGGAAGATTGGGGTATCGCTTGATAAATCATTGGATGATCGGAAAGCATCCGACCTTGGTAAGAAAATCAGGCAAAAGTTTCTTGAGGCTATTCCGGGTCTGGATCAATTACTTGCTGCTGTGGCTAAGCGTAGTGATTCCGATGTTCTGCGTGCTCTTGATGGAAGGCCTATTCGTCTTCAAGGTAAAAAGCACGCTGCCCTCAACTACCTGCTCCAGTCCGCAGGAGCCATAGTTTGTAAGAGATGGAACGTCATTGCTTATGAACAGATGGAAAACTTAGGATACAATTGGGGCATTGATTATCAATGGCTTGGTTGGATCCACGATGAAATACAACTAGCAGTTCAACCACACCTTGTCAATGACGCAAAGTTTCAACTCGAATGGTCCATTGTCCAAGCAGGAGAGTATTATAACCTCAGGGTTCCCCTCGCCTCGGAAGCAAAAGAAGGTGCCAACTGGTCGGAGTGTCACTGATACCCATCTTCGAGTTGATGCTGACTTCTATGCCTATCGGGCGTGTCAATCAGCAGAAACAGAATTAGATTGGGGAGAGGATCTGATCACGATTGCTAGCAACTTTAAGGTTGTATTGGAGATCTTTGAAGGGGAGTTAAATCTCCTCAGAACACGGTTTGATACCAACAATATTACTCTATATTTCTCCGACACAAAAAACTTTCGAAAGACACTCTCTTCCGAATACAAGGGAAAGCGCACAAAGCGGAAACCCGTTGGATACAAGCGGCTTCTCGATTGGTGTACTCAGAACTATACCGTCGTCAGAATTCCAAACGTGGAGGCTGATGATGCCCTTGGAATGGACTGCCACCTAGATCCTGAAAACTTTGTGCTTGTCAGTCCAGACAAGGATATGAAGCAGATCTCCTGCCGCCTCTTTAACGGTGAGGAGGAGATCAATGTGACCCCAGAGGAAGCCGACTACTGGTTCTGGACCCAATGCCTGACCGGTGATCCGGTTGATGGCTACAAGGGGGTTCCAGGGGTGGGTGCGGTAGGTGCCAAGAAGATCCTTGACAAGGCCCAGGATCCATGGCAATCTATCCTTGAGGCCTACGAGAAGGCTGGTCAGACCGAAGAGGAGGCAATCCTCAACGCACGCCTGGCCCGCATCCTCAGGCCCGGGGAGTACAATCAAACTACTATGCAACCCATCTTATGGACTCCACCATCTTACTTATCAGCGTAGACCTATGTCTATTGCTGTTCTTTGTTTTTCTTTTAGATAGTAACTTCTATCGGTATGCCGATCTTTTACTTCAAGGGTTCCCCACGTGGCTTGAATTACAAGTCCGTAAAAGAATTCTTAGAGTCAGACTTTGGCTCGATCGACAAGCACTCATCCATCGCGGACCCCTGGGAAGACTCTGGAACGAGTACTGTCTCTGGCGAATCCGCAACAACCCAGCCTACAAAGAGTTCTTCCAAGACCGTGAGTAAGTATGATCCTGCCCACTACCAGCGTGGTCGCATCCAAGTTTGGGACTTCATCGTTGATCAACAGCTTGATTTTCTTGCTGGTAATTGTATCAAGTACATTTGCCGAGCAGGTCACAAAGATCATGAATCCGAACTTGATGACTGGCTCAAGGTAAAGGCATATGTTGATCGCAAAATTAAATCACTCAGCCAACCCTAATGCACAACGAATCTTTACTTGATCAAGCTTATTCATTCCGTAAGGCTATGCAACAGCCTTGCTACACGGATGACGATGATGTATTAGATCTTCAGTATCGACTGATTCGGGAAGAGTGGCATGAATTCCATCTGGCTTATACGGGTGAAGACATTAGTAATGATGTAGTTGAAACCCTAAAAGAGCTGGCTGATCTTGTCTTCGTGTGTTATCAGTTTGCTGCTGCCCGGGGCTGGGATCTTGATACAGCTTTGAGGCGAGTGTTTGAAAGTAATATGTCTAAACTTGTTGACGGTGAGCCCCTCCGTCGTATTGATGGTAAGATCTTAAAGGGGCCCAACTACATTCCTCCTACCCTTGACGACTTAGTATGACAACCTTTGCTGACCTCGGTGACACCCCCAACACCATTGCTCGCACCGGACGTGTGCAGAACTGGATCGACAATCCGGAATCACGCCTTCCAGTGTCTTGCACAGTGTTTGTTGTGGAGGACAGTATGGAAGGACCAGAAGGAATTGAAGCCTCCTGGCGCTTTGTTTCACATGCCCTTCGTAATGGAGCTGGTGTTGCTGTTCACCTTTCCAAGATCCGTCCCAGTGGTTCTGAAAATGGAAGGGGTCTGACAGCTTCCGGTCCCGTATCCTTTGCTCGCATTTACTCTGCTCTTAATGAAACACTTCGACGAGGTGGTGTCTATAAAAACGGAGCTGTTGTATGCCATCTTGATTATACTCATCCCGATGCTCTTGATTTCATTCGTGCCAGTCGTTCAGATCTGGCGTGGGTGAAGCGATGCCTTAATGTCGATCAAGCCTTTCTGTTTAATGCCTCACCGGAGCTGATTGAAGCAACCCTTGATGGGATTCGAAAGGGAGATCTTTGGCTGAACAAGATCCGGAGGGATGACAAAGGCAATCGCATCTATGGAAACGTATGTCTTGAGGTGTATCTGCCTAGCCGTGGTACCTGCCTGTTGCAACACGTGAACCTTGGTGCGTGTCGATTAGAAGATCTAGTGCCTGCCTTTATCGAAGGTATGACAAGTCTGATTGAGTTGCATGGAAAGACAGGCGTCGGAGAAACTGGTGAGTATCTTGATCCAAGTGTTGATCGACAAGTTGGTCTGGGTATTCTTGGATTAGCTAACTTCCTTGCAAACAACAAAGTAACCTACAAAGAGTTTGGACAAGCCCTGGATGCGTACCTCTCACACCAACCTGAATACACGCCAGCATATCTACTTGTATCAGACCTCGCCAAAGCTATCGACGTTGCAGCCATCATCGCCCGTAAAGCGAATATGGTACGTGCGTTTGCGATTGCTCCTACTGCTTCCTGTAGCTACAATAACATTGATCTCAATGGCTACACTACCACCCCCGAGCTGGCTCCTCCTATTAGCCGGTTCGTTGATCGTGACTCTGGAACTTTTGGGGTTACCTCTTACGAGTATCCTCCATCCGTTGAGATTGCTTCGGAAGTTGGTTGGAAAGATTACAAGAGGGTAGCTGATGGGATTGTAGCCCTGTTTAGGAATACCCTTTTGTTCCATGGATATTCGTTTAACAGCTGGAGCGATGTAGTTACTTATGATCGGAAGTTCCTTGAGGATTGGCTGATCTCTCCACAGACTTCCCTCTATTACGCCCTTCAGGTGATGCCTGACACCCAAGCCAAGGATGATGCTCTTGCTGCCCTTGACAATGATTTCCATGAATATTTTAACTTTGATCTGATTGATACGGCTGAAGAGGTAGACCCTGATTGTGGTTGCCCCAAAGCCAAGCCCCTTGAACCTGAACCCTGTATTCCCTGCGGAGAATGATGACTACGCCCCTCTCGCCTTACCTTCAAGTCATTGGCCGTAAACGTAAGTGGACTCCTGTTGCTGTTCAGCGTGGGAAGCTTACTGATGGGTCTGAAGAAGCTATCTATCGAGCCCTTGCTCTACGACATCTAGAACTTCCTGTTGCTGACTTCTTGCGTCAAGGACTGGAACGAGAGCTGCCTAAGACGCCTGGCGTGTTAGAGGCATTGAAGTCCAACATCCTTGATGAAGAACGTCACGACCAAGCCTTTGAATATGTCGTTACTGCTCACGGCTCTAATTCAAAAGCAGAGGCAGAGGGGCATCACATTCTTAAGGCCTGGCTTGATGCACCAGAACATCCTATCCTAAAAGCCGCTATCCTTGAACGCAGTGTCTTCTTCGTCCTCCTTCCTTTCTACCGATTCAACGGAGACATCGGAATCCGTACAACCGCAGCAGACATCAGTAGAGACGAGCAAACTCACGTTGCCATCCACTCAATGGTCTGTTCCGAGCTTGGCCTCAAGTCCACATCAAGCCTCAATCGACTTCGTAGAGCGACTGTGGGATGGGTAGTTGATGGACTATCTCAATCCGACAACAAGTATCTAGACAAGGATTTTTGGATCAATCAATCCGATTCCCTCTATGAACGTGGCAAAGCTCCGGGTCTAGCGGAAACACAGCGTGCTCGGATGCCTGCGTTCTTTGAAGCCTCCAACACTGACCTGCCTCAATATGGCTGATTATCAAGACGATGATCTCCTTCCCCTGACCCGTGTGGTTGGGGGCAAGGTTTCCCTTGTTACGTTGATCGACGAACTGGATCGCATGTATCCAGATGGCTACCCCGATCACGAGATGACTCCTTGGCAAGCTGGTCGTATGGCCGGATGTATAGAGGTCATTCGCTTTCTTAAATCCAAACGCGACTCCTAATCATGTGCTCTGCTCCTCCCCCGCCTCCGATGCCGGAGATCAAGATGCCAGAACCGCCCGCTCCGGTGCCTCCCCCGCCGGTGCCTGTGACGGGTCCCGCTGGTGCTACTACCCCCACCACCGTGAAGCCTGCTACAAGCGCCCGGGCGGCCCGTAGGAAGGCCTCTGCTGGTCCTGCCTCTCTTCGTATTCCCGCTGCTAGTACTCCTATGGGAGGTGGTACCCCAACGGGTTCTTCTATTGGCACTAACCTCAACATTGGTAAATAATCATGGATCAGTCCGCAGCAGATCGCTATACTAAGCTATCTAGTGACCGGACGATCTTCCTCGATACTGCCAGGGATTGTGCAGCCCTGAGTCTTCCCTATTTGCTTACGCCTACTGGTGTGGTGAATGGACAGAAGCTGCCTACTCCTTGGCAATCTATCGGAGCCAAAGGCGTTAACGTCATGGCCTCGAAGCTTATGCTGAGTTTGTTTCCTGTAAACACAACATTCTTCAAGCTTCAGATCAATGATGGTAAGCTGGCCTCGGATCCAAGTTTAGATGCTACGATCAAATCAGAGATCGACTTGAGCCTCTCCAAGATGGAGCGGGTTGTCATGCAAAACATTGCTGAATCACAGGATCGTGTGATCCTCCACCAAGCAATGAAGCATCTGATTGTAACCGGGAATGTCCTGGTCTACATGGGTTCGAAGGGTGTGAAGTTGTATCCTCTTGACCGGTTTGCGGTCGTCCGTGATGGAGAGGGTCAGCCCACCGAGATCGTTACGGTTGAATCAATCAATCGACAATTCCTTCCAGAACAATTTCAAAAGCCTCGTACCACGGTCAATCACGTTGGAGACAGCACGCCTGTTCCTTCGGTAGATGTGACTGTTGGTGAGGATGAAGTCGCTGTTTACACTTGGGCTAAACTCAAGGATGGACAGTGGCGATGGAGGCAAGAAGCAGATGGAGTGATCATTCCTGAATCAGAAGGAAAGGCTCCAAAGACAACCACTCCTTGGCTTCCACTCCGCTTCAATGTAGTTGATGGTGAAGACTATGGCCGTGGTCGAATCGAAGAATACCTTGGTGATCTTAAGTCGCTTGAAGGACTTATGCAGGCCATGGTGGAAGGTTCCGCTGCTGCTGCTAAGGTGGTCTTTTTGGTATCTCCTTCTGCTACCGTTAAGCCTTCTACTTTGGCAAAGGCCGGTAATGGCGCAATCATTCAGGGACGTGAAGAAGATGTTAGTGTGGTTCAAGTAAGTAAGCAGGCTGACTTTGCCACGGCTTACCAGATGATCACACAGCTTGTTCAACGGCTGAGTGAGGCCTTCCTTATCCTTACTGTTCGGCAGTCTGAACGAACAACGGCTGAAGAAATCAGGGCCACCCAACAGGAACTCAATGAACAACTTGGTGGGATTTATGGCAACCTAACCTCTGAACTGCTTCGTCCCTACCTTCAACGTAAGCTCTTCCTGCTTCAACGCAGTGGTGATCTTCCGAAGCTTCCAAAGGGCATTGTATTCCCAACGGTGATTGCTGGTCTTGAAGGGATTGGTCGTGGTCAGGATCGGGAATCTCTCATGATGTTCCTATCTACCATCAGCCAGGCTCTTGGACCTGAAACCCTGATGAAGTTTATTCATCCTGATGAAGCTGTTAAGCGTCTTGCTGCTGCTCAAGGCATCGACACCTTGAATCTAATCAAGACCAAAGACGAACAGACAACTGAACTGCAAGCGCAGCAACAACAGGCAATGAATCAATCCATGGTTAATCAACTTGGTCAGCTGTCTAAGGCTCCTATGGTTGATCCAACCAAAAACCCTGAAGCTCTTGATGCCCTGAGAAATGCCACAACAAACCAACAACAGCAACAACCTGCCCCAATCCCAGTCCAACCTTAATCCAAAAGACTTTGAAATCCAACCGGAATCAGTAGAACTTCGCACTCGTCGTAAGTCTGCTGGTCGTCCTGCTGTTAAGGCAGATACCGCCCGCCCGGTTGAGAATGGAACTGGAACTCCTAAGGTAGTTGTTCCTGGTCTTGGCGGTGTGACTCTTGTTATCCACTGATCACTAACACATGTCATCTTTCGAACAAACCTTTGACGCAACGGATCCGGCAGACGTAGAAGCTCGTCAACAGGAAGAAGCTCGTCTTTTGGAAACAGGGACTAAGCTGCTTGAAGAACAAGAAAAGGTTGCCCTTGATACATATAATAAGTCTCGGGAAGATGCTGAGGCTGAACTTCGTTATGCCGGCAAGTTCAAGTCTGCAGAAGATCTTGAGAAGGCCTATCTTGAACTCCAGAAAAAGCTTGGCTCTAAGGATTCTACTGATGAATCGGAAGAGTCAGTCGAAGAACAAACTGAAGACACAGCTGAATCAGAAGACACTTCAGATACGTCTGATCCAATCGTACAGGATCTGGTTAAGGCCTCTGAGGAATTCTATACAAACAACAATCAGCTGTCGGATGAGACTCTTCAACGACTCAAGGAGCTTCCATCAGAGCAGCTTATTGAAGCTTACATCAAGTGGCAGTCGGAAACTGGAGGGGTTGCTAAAGCAGCTCAACCACTTACCGAAGCTGATGCTCAGGACATTGTTCAATCAGTTGGAGGTGCAGATGCCTACAACGAAACACTGGCCTGGGCTTCGGAGAACCTGAGTCCAAAAGAAGTTGCAGCGTATGACAATGTGGTGAACAGTGGCAATAAGGATGCTATCTTTTTTGCGGTTCAAGCCCTCAACCAACGATATAAAGATGCTGTTGGCTTTGAAGGCAAGACTGTATCTGGCAAGTCTGTGAAGAGTACCGTTAAGGGATTTCGTTCTCAAGCAGAACTTGCTCGCGCTATTTCGGATCCTCGGTATTCTCAGGATCCAGCTTATCGTTATGACATTGAGCAACGGTTGGCTGCAAGCGGCGATCTGATGTAAACACACATATACACAGATTGTGGGGACTGCAATGTCCCCCTGCCTATTGAGGGTGGGAGAACCTCGTTAAAAACCCAGTTCGAACTGGAGTATTGGCCTGCTGCGGCAGACACCCAATACAACGGACGTATTATCCAAAAACCGAATACACTCGGAATCCGAATAAACACCAAGTACTTGGAAAGCTGATCAACCTTCTCTTTCCTTAAAACCGTGACTGCAACTGTAACTTATCTGGGCGAAGCTAATAAAGCTGGCGGCCAGTCTCCTACCTACGCTCAGCGTACCAATCTCTTCCTGAAGCTGTTTACTGGTGAGGTCTATGAGGCCTTCCGTAACTCTACCATTGCTAAGGGTCTGGTGATGAACCGTACCCTCCGTGGTGGTAAGGAAGCTCAATTCATCCACACCGGTCGTATTCAGTCTGGGTATCACACCCCCGGCACCGCGATCCTTGGTTCCGGCAACCCTCCGGCTGCTGAGACCACCATCGCAATGGACGACCTGCTCATCGCCTCTGCGTTCGTGAGCAACCTGGATGAGATCATGTCTCAGTATGACATTCGTGGTCCCATCGCTCGTCAGATCGGTCAAAGCCTGGCTGAATTCTATGATCGCCGTATCTTCCGCGTTCTGGATCGTGCCTCTGGCCTGACCGCTGCTGTGACCGGTGAGCCCGGTGGTTTCCGCATCAACCTCGGTGCCAACAAGGAGTATGATGCCCAGGCCCTGGTGGATGGTTTCTTTGAAGCCGCTGCCCGTCTGGACGAAGTGGCTGCTCCTAAGGATGGTCGTGTGGCCGTGCTGTCTCCTCGTCAGTACTATGCCCTGATCAGCCAGGTGGACACCAACATCCTGAACCGTGAATACGGCAACACTCAGGGTAACCTGAACAGCGGCGAGGGTCTCTATGAGATCGCTGGCATCCGCATCTACAAGTCGAACAACATCCCCTTCCTTGGGAAGTACGGTTCGGCTGCTGGTGCTTCGATCGACGCTGCTGCTGTGACCGGTGAGAACAACAACTACGGCATCGCTACCGACTTTACCAATGCCTGCGGCCTGATCTTCCATCGGGATGCTGCCGGTGTTGTGGAGGCGATCGGTCCCTCCGTTCAGACCACCGGTGCCGACACCAAGGTCATCTACCAGGGTGATGTGATCGTTGGCCGTCTGGCCTACGGCGCTGGCCCTGTGCGGGTGTCTGTTGCTGGTGCTTTCCGCAACGTCTGATTGTTTTAATACCGGGGGCCGCTGTTAAAGGTTGGCCCCTTTTCCTTTAATATGGCATCCTTCTTTCTGTAACTAACTATGACCACAGAGCTTCAAGCCATCAACCAAATGCTTTCAGGTATCGGGCAGGCCCCTGTGGTGTCTCTCGATACGTCTAATCCAGAAATCGCGCTTGCGGTACAGATTCTAGGGACGGTCAATCGAGAAGTTCAAGGAGAAGGATGGCACTTCAACACGGAAGTAAACTACCCATTTACCCCGGACAACAACGGAGAGATTGCCATTCCGTCTAACGTTCTTGCGCTTGCAGACAACAAGTTCTCTAATGTTCAAAAGTACCAGACCGTACTAAGGAATGGCAAGCTTTATGATAAGATCAGTCATTCATACACCTTTCCAGTTGGGGAAACGGTCAAGTGTGATGTGACTTGGTTCTTTGATTTTGAGGATCTTCCCCAGGTCTTCAAGGACTACATCACTCAACGAGCGGCTAGGGTTTTTGCTGGACGTGTGATTGGTTCTGAACTGATGGTTCAAGCCAACGCTGCTGATGAATCCCTGCTGCGTTCCAACTGTATTGCCTACGACACCAGTACTTCGGATGTAAACATCTTTGGATTGGAAACTGGGCAGAACTTCTACATCAGCTACACCCCCTTCCGCGCAATCGCCCGATAAGAGTTATGGCCGCAGTCTCTCAGAAAATCCCTACTCTTGTTGGTGGGGTCTCTCAGCAGCCCGATTCGCTTAAGCTGCCGGGACAGCTGCGAGAGTGCATTAACTACTATCCTGATCCTACCTTTGGTCTGGTAAAGCGTCCAGGGCTTCGGGGGATTCGGAAGCTTGACAATACCCTTGGAGATGGATCCTGGTTTGTAGCCTTTCGAGATGATGAAGAGCGTTATGTTATTCAGATCTCCAAGCTAGGACAGATCCGTATCTGGGATGCAGAGAGTGGTATTCAGCAGACAGTGAATGCTATTTCTTCCTCGTATGCAGCTCACATCAAGGAAGAAGACATTGCTCTATTTCAGATCAACGACTACATCTTTGTCTTGAATCGTGGGGTGGTTGTTCAGGCTTCTTCTGGGTCGTCAGCTGCTATCACCCCCTATGGGTTTGTTAACGTAAACTCTGTTGCATACAAGACAGAATACAAGATCACCCTCAACACAACCGATTACACATACACAACTCCTGGGGCCACCATTGGTCACATTCAAAGCCTGAGCATTACAAATGGCGGTAATGGCTACACGACTGGTACCTACACCAATGTTCCTCTGATCAACAAAACCACCTCCTCTAATGGGACCGGGGCCAAGGCTACCGTTGTGGTTAATGCAACAGGAAACGTTTCTAGCGTAACCGTTACGACTACTGGTATCAATTATCTCGTTGGAGATCAACTTGAAGTCAATGCAAGTACTGTTGGTGGAACTGGTACCAATGCTAAGTTTGAGGTAACGGGAGTTCAGACAGAGATTGATCCACTGACGGTTGAACTGATTGTTACTAACCTTGTCAGTACTATCAATACTGGTGGGGTGTGGACTGCAACTGGAGTTGGAAACAGCATCCATATCCAAAAGAACAACAGTGCTGACTTCTCCATTCAAGCCATCGGTGGTACGACAGGCAACGCATTGGAGGCATTTAAGGGGTCAGTTCCTGCCGTTGGTAATCTTCCTCAACAGTTCCTTGATGGTAAGATCGTTAAGATCACCGCATCGGAAGGCTCTCAAGGGGATGACTACTATGTCGTATTTGAGACCAGCGACAACAGCTCAAAGGGTGCTGGCTCTTGGACGGAAACCCTGGCTCCAGGAACCAAGCTTGGGTTGAATGCAACAACCATGCCCCATGCTATCATTCGTGAAGCCAATGGGACCTTCACCTTCCGAGAACTCAGTGCTGCGGCTGCAGGAGCCATCACCCCAACCAGCAATGTGACTGGGGTTCCCACTGCTGTGTCCATCACCTCAAACGGCAAGGGCAAATACGTATTGGGTCAGAGCTTCCCCGTGTATGGAGGGACTGGTCTTAACCTACGTCTTCGGGTTACCTCCATCCAAGAGATCCAGACTCCTGTCAACTACGCCTACCCTGCTTCTTATCCAACAAACTACGTTGAGAAGAGCCTGTATCCAGACGCCACAACAAAGGTTACGTGGTATCTCAACGGTCAGCTTTATCGGGAATCTACAACCGATTCTTCCTTTACGGTCAACAATACGAACGTTGCCGTATATGGAAGTTACACGCTCGTAACAGCCGCTGCTGGGGCAGTACAGACCTATCGAGCAGGCATCACCGTCACAACCACTTCATCTGGGGTTGTCAGTGGGGTGGAGATCAGTCGTGCTGGACGTGGCTATACTGCGAGTAATGTTGTTACAAGTGCTGATGGAGATACCTTTACGATCACGGCAGTTGCTACTGTAACTCAATCCATTGATTATTGGGCAGACAACTGGTGGCAGGATCGTAAGGTAGGAGACAGTGAAACTAATCCTGATCCTTCCTTTGTTGGAACTACAATCACGGGAATGTCGTTCTTCAAGAACCGTCTCGTGTTGCTTAGTAATGACAACGTTGTTTGTTCACAGGCAGGAAGCTACTTTGACTTCTTTGCATCTACGGTGATTACCTTGGTTGGTAGTGATCCGATTGATCTTTCTTGTGGATCGCTACGTCCCATCGAGCTTCGTCATGCTATTCAAGTGCCAAGAGGGTTGGCTTTGTTTGCGGACAATGCTCAATATGTCTTGGAAACCACCACTGATCCGTTCTCGTCTTCGTCTGCTGAGATCAACCTGCTCAGCAACTATGATCAAGATCCACGGGTATCACCGGTTGATACGGGTCAAACCATAGCCTTTATGGAACATAGTGCCTTGTCTACGAGTGTCTATGAGATGCTCATTCCCGACACAGGCACAAAGCCACAGATCGTTGAGTTGACTCGGATCATCCCAACGTACCTTCCAGCTGACATCGCTAACCTAAAGGTGTCTACCTCTGCCTTTACCTTTGCGGTGAATAGCAAGAGAGAACCAAAGAACCTTTACCTCTTCCGATACTTTAACAGTGGTGGGGAAAGGACACTGGCGTCTTGGTTTAAGTGGACCATGCCTGGTGAGATTGTGACGCTTGAGTTTGAGCATGACAAATTATACGTCGTCACAAAGACCACAACGGGTTCATACTTGCTGAGCCACATGAACCTACTCACGGATAGCCCTGGAAGTGCGTTGTATTACGAAGGGAAGTACATTGATCTTAGATTGGATCTCTTTACTTACAATCCTACCTTGGTCTACAACTCCTTAACGGATACCACCCGGGTGTGCTTTGCAGATGGATTCAACGATAGCAGTTTGACTCCATGTGTTGTTACCCTCAACCCACAGTATCCAGGCATCGTTGAATACCCAACCCTTCAATACGATGCAACTAGTCCTGTTGGGCAGAAGTACTATGTGACCGTGGAGGGTAATCAAACGGCTGAACGGTTTGCTCTTGGATACAAGTATTCAGGTCAAGCCACCCTACCAGCATTCTTTGTAACAAGTTCAGAGGGAAGAAAGGATACCTTAAACATTCCTATCATCCATCGGCTCATGATTGATAGTTATGAGTCAGGACCTTATGAGGTAACTGTGACAGCCTTAGGCCGTAATCCTTACACGCAGGTCGTACCTCAAACTCCAGCCAACCTTTACCAAGGCAACACCCTACCCATTCTAAGGAATGCTCAAAACCGTATTCCCGTTATGGCAAAGGGTAGTGAAGTGGATGTGACAATCACTGCTCCGGATCCTCTACCGACCGCAGTCAATGCCATCACTTGGGAAGGAACCTTCAACAACCGTGGAATCAAATCCCTGTGATTTACGTTCAACCCTGTGGACCGTTGGATGCTCAGTGGGTAGCAGACAATCTCCAAGAGGATGATAAGCGGGAATTGGATGGGCTTGGTTACTTCAACCATCAGGAAGCAGTAGCCAGGTCCATTCAAGTTTCTGACAATCCTGTAACCTTTTGTAATCCAAAGCGGATGATCTGCGGAGTAGCGGGGGTATCCAGAACAGATGCCCATTGCGGAGCCATCTGGATGTTAACCACTCCTTATGTCCGCCCCTACCCAAAATTATTTCTAAGAGAGGCTCGTAACTGGGTCCTTCAACAAACTGATTACAAGATCCTTCATAACATAGCTGATCCAAGAAACCGTATGCACATGAAACTGCTTCATCTGCTTGGATTCAAAAAGCTCGGTTATGTGACGGTGGGTCCAAACAAGTTAACCTACGTTGAGTTTGCTAAACTAACATCATGTGCCTCCCCGCCGCCGTAGTTGGTGCGATCTCGGCAGTCACCTCGGTCGTAGGTTCGATTGCGTCGTACACCCAACAGCAGGCCCAAACTACCTATGCAAATGCTGTCGCTCAACAGCAGTATGCTGCTCAACAGGCTGCTTATGCGCAATCAGAGCGAGCATATAAAAGTCAGATTCAATTGAATGAAGCAGCAGCCAACAGGGCCTATGTTTCCGAACAACAGAAGCTACAAGCTGAGTATCAAAAGGCTGCTCAAGATGCACAAAAACTGAGTGTTGAGTCTCTTCAAGCCCAGGGTAATATCCTTGCGAGTGGTCGTTCTGGTCGTTCCATTGGATTGTTGGTATCAGACGTGGAACGCTCCTATGGAAGGGACCTTGCGACCCTTGGTCAGAACTTGGCCTATTCTCAGCAGGACTACTTCACATCCATTGAAAGCAGCTTTATTCAAGCTCAGTCTGCCAACAACGCTGCTGCATCTAATCGGATGCTGGCCCCTTCTGCTCCTCTTGCTGTTCCAGGACCTTCTCCTCTTGGATTGGTGACTGGACTTGGAGAAGCTGCCATTGGAGCAACATCTGCCTATAATGCTCTTAAACCACCGGGAGCAGAACAAAACCAAAAGGATAAAAAGGATAAGTAATGGCACAGATCTATCAATCCCAGGGGCCGAGAGTCAATCTAAGTGGTCCTCAACAAGGAGTAGGATTTCAACCAGTTCAAGCTTTTGATCCATCTCAACAGATTGAGTCCAATGCAATGCGTAGGGCTCAACAGCTTGCTGATTTCGGAGATGCTGTTCTTCGAAACCAATCACGAGATGTTGAAATCCTTTCTCGCTTTTCTACAACCCTAAACGAGTTCCTTTTCAAACAGGCTGAACAGCATAACGAAAACGAAATGAAGCTTGGCCTGGCTTCGGTGTTGAATGGAGATCTACGTCCCAAAGATGACGTGATGATCAAGTTCAAACAACAGGAAACTGAACTTGCTACCCAGGCGACAACCGAGGCACAGCTGAGCGATACGGTTGCACAGGTGTCTCCAGCAGTGGCCGAGCAACGCCGGCAAGACAGTCCTGCTTTGACGGGATGGAGAGCCTATGGGGCAGCCATTGGTCGGGCTAAGATGGCAGCAGCATCCGCTCAGACCATCCTGCAAGACTTTATGGAGAGTGACCAGCCGGTTGTCCCCATTCCTCAGCCGGATGGAACCGTCAAGCTGATTGCTCCTAACCAAGCCAAACTTCCCGCCGAGATCAATGCGTCTATTGCTGTTGGTCAGCAGATGTTCATTGATCAATCTGGCATCTCTAATCTCAATCCTCTTGTTCTTGCTGAGCACTTAACACCAACAATGCTTGCGGTTAAGCAGGCCATTGTTTCTAATCGAGTTGCAGCAGCAAGGGAAGAGTTTAAGTCAGAAGCAATTGAAAATGTTCAAACACGAATCGGAGCTGACGTAGCGGTCATTGACCCATCCGATGCTTCTCAAGTTCAAAAGGTATGGCAAGAATCCACCAGAGAACTTCAGATCAACGGCAGACTTAAGCGAGGAGAAGCTAATAAGGCTGTCATTGAAGCCATCATTGATCACACCAAAGCACTTGGTCGCTCTGATATTTTGGAGGCTTTTGCTAACACTCCTTTGATTGCTGAACAGCCAAATGGTCCTACTGTTGGCGATCGGTTTCGTCCTTTGTTTGAGGAAGCTGGTCGATCCATTGATCAGTATCAAGAGTATCTTCAGCAAAAGGCAGAAAAGGATCAAGATGATCAGGTGTCGGAAGTAATCAGTGCTCATCAACTGCTGTTAACTCAACCTGGCGTTACCCAACAGCAGATCAAAGAAAGTTACCAAGCAACAGCTCAACAACTGAGAACTCTGTCTGCTGCTGGTAATGCAAAAGCTGTCAATGCCCTTTCTGATCTTTTGAGGACCGGAGAGAATTACAATCCTTATCTTGCAGCAGATCTTAGTCGAGACATTGCAAGTGGGATTCGTATGGATCCAGCCAGCATTGATGAGCTTGTTCGTCGTGGACGTATCAGCGCCAGTGAAGCCAATGACCTTAAAAGTCAGCTTCCAAGTAGTGCCACGTTGGACAAGATGAAAGTCCTTGATCCAGAAATCAAACGCCTTGTCAAGGGCATCTATCAGGTTCAATTGTCTGAAGCTGGCATTACCCCATTGGATGCTGGTTCAGCTGTGGCTTTGCTTGAAGGACAGATGTCAGATGAGCTATCTGAATTGGCTCAGACCTACATCGAAGCCAACCCAAAGGCGTCTCCTGCTGAGCTTAGGGACTTTCTTCGTACTCGTGCTGAAGCCATTTCAAAGCAACCCAGGTTTACGTTTTCCATTGATCAAAATGGTAGGGTCAAACCTAATGCTCCTCTATCCACCAACCCAAAGGTCAACAAGTTTTTGAATCCAGTTACTGGTAAGCAGACCTTAGACTTCACCTCTGTTACCCCAGCACAGGTTCAAACAGCACGTCCAAAGACTAGCGTTGACTTTCTTATCTCCTCTCGAGATTTAGCAACCAACACTCAAAACTATCTGAATGGTGCTGGTCCTACGCCTCGTGCTAAGGCCATGATGATCGCCACTGGTAGAAGCTTTGAACAACTCTTGAGAGATCAATCCAAGGCCTATGGTATTCCGTTCACTAATCTCACTCAATCACAGGCGGCAAAGGCTGCCCAGATCCGTAGACAGCTCGCCCCTGCTGCTGCTGCCATTCTGGATAATCCCAATGCCACCCCTAGTCAGCGGATTAGATCTTGGAATGACATCAATGCTGCCAAACAACGTCAACTTTCCCGGGAACAGCTACAGCCTGGGGGAACATCTGGCCCCATCAATTTCCAAGCTGCCTACAATGCGTTGGTTGGTAAGGAATCTGGTGGGGATGCGTCGGTTCTTAATCGAGACGGATCTGGTGCCGTTGGTTTAGGACAGGTGATGCCAGAGAACGTTGGACCTTGGACGCAGAAATGGCTTGGACGTGCCATGACTCCTGAAGAGTTCAGACGCAATCCAGAGGCTCAAAGGCGGGTGGTTTCGGCTCAGTTCCAGATGAACATCAACGATCAACTGGCAGCGGGCAATCCACCAGACATCGCTCTTAGAAAGGCAGCATCTATCTGGTATAGTGGTAAACCTGAGCTGTATGATGATCCACGTCCTCAATATTGGAATGGTCGGAAATATCCATCCGTAAAACAATACACCGAGGATGTATTGCGTCGGTATCAACAAAATTTTAGCTCTGCCCGATTTGGGGGGCGGGCTAACTTCACTCCTCAAAACGTTCAGTCTATTCGAATCGAGAACCCCGCTGATCGTTCGTTCCAGCCGGGAATGGATCTCTGGTTTGCCGATAAAAAGTTTGGAGCCGTCCTTCCGGGGGTGGTTAAGGAGGTTCGGCGTAATTGGGGTAACTACGGAAATATGATTATTGTTGAATCTACCGACCCCCAAACCGGTGATAAGATTGATGTACTTTATTCACACCTAGATCGGATCGACGTGGCAGAGGGGCAACCTATTAACGTTGGATCAATCATCGGAAAACAGGGTGGAACTGGTCGAGTTGAATCCGAGGACAAGACCATTGCAAGCATTGATTTTCTGTCCCCAGCTCCAAAAGGCAGCAATTCAATGACGCCTTATCGGAAGTGGAAACAGCTTGCAGAACGAATCAAGTCAAGGATTGAATTAGGTAAATTCTAACCATAAGAGAAAGAGGGCATAAGCTGCGATGATGCGTCATTGCTACTTTGATTATGTCCTCTTATCTTTTGCAAACCATTAACTTATCTCCTTGCGGAGGAGAACACAACACATGACTACAAGTTGGAGAGCATTTGGTAGCAGCCAACGTCAAGGGGTGGAAGATCCTCTTGAACGTAACAAAAAAGATCAAGCACTACGCCAACAGCAACAAGCAGAACAGCAACGTAAACAGCAAGAGGAGCTTAAGAAAAAGCAACAACAAGAACAAGCTGTTCCAACAAGGAATCCACTTCAACCAATCCAACAAGCTCTTAGCACAGATCTTGCTCCTACGATTCTTCAAGGCATTGACAATACGTTTGGAACTAATCTAAATCAGATCAGGGAACAAAATATTCAAAACGCTGGAGGAGCTGAAGCCGTCAAAGCACAACAACAAGCTCGTCCTGTTGGTCAAGATGAAGGAGTCAACGTTGTTGGTAGTGAAATCCTTCGTGGTGCCATCAAGGCCCCAGTCAACCTACTGGAAGGAGTCCTTAACACAGGTGAACTTGTTAAAGACACAATCGTAGCTCCATTCCAAAAGGATCCAACTAAGAATCCGTTTGATAAGCGCTACATTCAAGCAGCATATGACTTTAAGGTTCAAGGCGCTAAGACCCCAGTTGGTAAACTTGCTGAAGGTCTGTTGACGTTTGGTCTTGCAATGAGGCAGGCGGCCATCCGTCTTCCAAAGGCAGCCACAACCTTAGGGACTGGAGGCAAGGGAATTCAAGGTGCAGTAGCATCTGGTATTGTTCCTGGCATTGTTGCTGATCTTTTGCTTGCCAAACCGAATGATGGTAATCTGGCAAACCTTGTACAAGATATTGTACCGCCTGAGTATCGTGATTCCTTCTTCTTTGCCCTAGCCATTGATAAAGAAGATAACCCATGGCAGGCACGTATCAAGACGGTCCTAGAAGGTGCTGGAACTGGTGCTGCTGTGGATACCCTTCTGTTTGTGTTGAAGGGCCGTAGAGCGGCACAGAGAGCCCTTAAAGAGGGAAAATCAAAGGATGCAGCTCTCAAGGTAGGTATTGAGGAGGCCAACGCAGAAAAGACTGTTCTTGATAAGCAGCATCAAAAGAACGTCAATGCTGAGGCTCAACGATGGACAGTCAGCCAACAGATCGAATCTGAGCGGCTGGCTCAACGGCAAGAGCAGCTTACTCAAGAAGAAATCGAACTTCGAAGGGCAGGCATCACCGAAGAAGATCCAAACCTCCAACAAGTACAAAAGAATCTTGAGGATAATCGCATCGCTCAAGCTCAGTTGGATAGTGAGGCCATTCGTGGGTATGATCCTGATTCACCAGAACTCCTTCCCCATGAACGCTCAGCCTCCATCTCTACAACTCCAGATGTCAACCGCATTGCAAAGCAACAGCTAGAGTTGGAGACGGGTGCTCCTATTTCATCCAAGCTAGGAGGAGCCACTTCTGCGTATCGGGAAAATATCACCGCTCATGGTGGATCCGAGCATATGATTACGGATGCTGGATACCGAATCCTGAACTTGGAAGATGGGGTAGAAAAACTCGTTAAAGATACGTCTAAGAGAACCGATCTGCAGACCCTTGCCAAGAGCATGGGACGGTCAGTCGATAGCATTGTACGTGATGCTGCTCGGATTGTTCAAGATGTACGAGATGCAACTGCTTCTTGGACTCAACCTGAAGACAATCTTTTGGATGTCTTGAAGAAGTCTGGAGCAGTCATGGAGGTTCGTGGTGCTACTGATGGTACCTCTGGAGACATCGTTAATCGAGAGGGTGTCGTTGCTCTTAAGACTCTGATTACGGATACTAGCAATCAGATCTATGAATTGGCAATGAATGCCGACAAGATGCTAGAAGCACGTCTTGCAGGTGGCAACCAGTTCGACCGATTGGTTGATAGGCTTGTGACTCTTCTCGGTCTTCATAAGCAAGCGGCTGTGTTTCACGGTGGCGGGCTTCAAGCATTCTCTATTGATCCACTTAATGCTGTCAACAGTCGCGGTCCTGATGTAACTCAAGCAACTGATGAGGCGGCTTTAACCATTGGACAGGCTAAGGCATGGGCATCGAAGATCAAAGAACTGGCTCGTCAAGGAGATCCAGACGCCCAAGAACAGATGCAACAACTTGTTCGAGCGATGGCTCTTGCGGGTGGTGATCCAACCAAAGCCATTTCGTTTGTTAATGTGGCTGCAAAGCTTGGAACGGAAGGTCTCATGCAGACCATGTATAACTCCTTACTGTCGGGACCCATCACACACCTGCGTAACATCATCGGCAACAGTTACGCTTTGATTGAACGGCCCACGTCTATCCTGTTGCGAGGAGTGTTGAATGGAGATGAAGCCTTGAGGAGATCAGCTATTGCTGGCTACCATGGCATGTTTTCATCCGTCCGAGAAGCTTGGAAGGTGGCTGGTATTTCATTGAGGACAGGCGATTCAGTTAACTTGAATGCAAAATTTGTCCTTCAAGATGCCGTGTCGTTGGCTCAAGTTGAACAGCTTAAGATGGCTGCAAAGCCTGGATCTGGCGAAGAATTGGCTGCTGGGTTTGTTGAAGCTCTTTTGAGGTTCACCCATAATCCTATCTTAAGCCTACCGAACAGGCTATTGATTGGTGAAGATGATTTCTTCAAGACACTGGTTGCTCGGGCTCGGGTTCAAACCGAAGCCATGTATAAGGCTGTCAGTGATGCTAAGAATGATAATGACGTTGAGACGTTATTCCAATCTTACATGACTGAATTCAGCAGGAAGATTGACCCCGTGACTGGACGTATTTTAGATCCAACTCTACTTGAATATGTGGATCGAGCTACGTTCCAAAATAATCCAGGAGGCATGGTCAACTCTTTTGCTAACTTCATCAACAACACTCCTCTTGGTATTGGTCGTATCTTTACACCATTTATTCGCACCCCAGCAAACATTTTGGCTTATGCTGGTCAACATACCCCAGGCTTGGCTCGCCATCTTACCCAATACAAAGAAGCAATTCGTAGCGGAGATGAGCTGTTGATTGCTGAATACAAAGGGAGAGCAGCTATTGGTACTATGACTGTGAGTATGGTAGGCCTTGCTGCTCTTAATGGATACGTGACTGGTAATGGCCCTTCTGATCCTAAGGAACGTGCCATCTGGTCTCGCACACACAAACCTATGTCTGTTAAGGTTGGTGACAAGTGGGTGTCTTACCAATCTATTGAGCCACTGAGTACAATCATTTCAATAGCTGCAGACATTGCCATGCTTGCCAGGATGGGCTCTGCAAATGCTGCTGAACGTATTGCTGGTCAACTTGGCTTTGCGATTGCAGCTGCTGTGACTCAGAAAAGCTACCTTGCTGGATTGTCTGACATTGCAGAAATCATTGATCCTACCAACCTTACTCCAGAAGGATTCAGTCGAGGACTTCTCAATACCGCCAACAATTTCATTCCTGGAGCTGGTATTCGTAGGATGTTTGCCAATGCCATCGACCCTTATCTAAAGGAAGTTGACAATGAACTTCAAAGGGCACTTAATGTGGCTATTCCAGGGTACAAACTTTACGGCCCAACCAAGGTTGATTTCTTGACTGGTGAAGAGATGTCTTCCTCTGGTGGTGGGTGGTACAATGCCATCAGCCCCATCCGTATTGCTCCTGTTAATGCGGATCCAGTTAAAGACATGCTTGTTGACATTAACTACGAAATGAAAGATGTGATCAAGTATGGTCAAGACAACGTGGAGCTTACTGCTGAAATGAGGCGTAACCTGGCTCTTGAAATGCACAATAGTGGTGTGTATCAAAAGCTAAACAATCTACGCCAGCAAGAGTGGTTCAAGCAAGACGTAAAGGAGTGGAAGGATCGTGGATTGAGCTTCTCTGCTGAAGGGAATCGTCCTCGTCATTACCAGGCGGTTGAACGCATCATCAACAATAGCCGACAGGCTGCCTTCCGTAAGATGGGTCAAACCGATCCTGGGTATGCCACGCTTGTTCGTGAAGCACGTCTTAAGAAGGTTCAATCTCGAAGAGGTGTTTACACAACCATTGATAACCTTACTAACTATCCAAACTAAGAAATGGCTATCACAGAAAACGTTTATACTGGAAATGGTTCAACTCTTCTGTATGCCATTTCTTTTCCTTACCTGAATCAGTCAGACGTCAAGGTCACCGTTAATGGCACACTTGTAACCAACTACAGCTTTGCCAATACAACGACCATTCAGTTTGGATCTGCACCAGCAAGCGGAGCCATCATTCGAATCTACCGTCAAACAGATGATTCCCAGATTGAGAATAACTTCTTCGCTGGGGCATCCATCAAGGCAAACGATCTGAATGAAGACTTTAATCAGGCTCTATATCTGATTCAAGAGAAGCTTGGCAAGTATGGAGATGTGATGAATGGGTCACTCGATATGGGTGGCAACAAGATCACAGGCCTTGCTGATCCTGAGCAATGTACGGATGCGATTGGTAAGTGCTGGGCAGAAGACAACTTCCTTGGAGTTCCGGATGATACGGCTGTTCAGGTGCCTTATCTTTGGGTGTCATATGCTGCCCAGAACACAATTGACAGTGCAACCTTAAACGAAGAAAGCAAGATCACCCAGGATCTTGAAGGCAACAGCTATCAAGCAGCTGCTTACAAACTGTATGGAAGTGGCAACCCACAGTCCTTGATGGTTACCAAGCGGAATGCTGTTGGACAGGTTCAATGGAGTAAGATCATTGACAAGGCAAATGCTGTCTGGCAAGGTGGATGGGAGATTGCCTTTAATCCTGTCAACAGTTGCTTGTATCTGGCTCAGAAAACAGCTGCAGCTACTCCACAACGAATCATCTGCCTTAACACAGAAGGAACCATCGTCTGGGCCAAGGCCTACACCACTCCAGCCCACCCTACGCTTGAGCCGGGAAGTGGATTGGTTGTGGTTATTGGTGATCATCTGGCGATTAACAGTGTTACTGGCCATGTTTATGTGGGCGTGCAACGAGGTGACTTTTACAAAAAGGGTGGTGGACTTCTGACCCTACTTACAGATGGCACGGTAGCTTCCTTCAACTGGTTCCCACTAAGTCAGACTGGCACAGCACAAGGGTTTAGTCGCGTTGAGTCAATCACAAACGATTCAACCGGTAATGCCTATGTGATGGGTCAGTGGTGGAGCTATGATGATTTCTTTGGAGGTGGTCGTCGTCAAAGCAGCTTCTTGTTCCAGATGAATGCTGCTGGTACTACTTCCCAGTCGTTTAGGGTTTATGGTAATCAGCATGTAACTCAAGCAAATAACGGATATGTAGGTATTCCTTGTCTGTTTGGATATGCACAAGGATCTAACCTAGCTCGTAAGGCTGATGGATCGTTTGTGATTGCTGGAGCCGATCAATTCTTTAATATTGGTTCTAACTACACACCTATTTCTACCTTTAGTAAGTCAGTTACTTGGCAACGTAACTTACAATTAAAAGGTGCTGATATATCACTATCTAGTTATGGTGGAGCAATCAGCTCTACTATTACTAGCCCTACTCCTTGTGCTAGTTTTACAACTGTAAATACATCTAATCAGATTGCTTCTGGTAGGCAACTTGGGTTTAATAATATTAATTCTAATCCACAAGTCACTGATTCTTCAAGTCTGACAAATTATGACTTGAATGTAAGCACCCATAACACAGCCGTTGTTGGATTCTCATTAGACACAACGGCAACCTATTCTGTTACTGGCCTTACATACTATCCAAACAACACCTATCAAAGCAGTATACTGACATCTGCTCCAGCAAACAACACACCCATTACGCTGACATCTGCCACCAATCCACCGGTATCAGATTCAGCCAGCGTGACACTTTATGTGCCCGTTACCAACAATGGGTTGTTGATCAGTGGAAACGTGTCAACCGTTGTCACCCTTACATACACGAACGAAAGCACTCCTTCAAACGTGTGGCTGTATGGGTATACAAATACTACCTACACAACCAGCATTCCACTTGTTCCTACTTCTGCTTCTTATCCTGGAAGCCCTGGTAATGTGGCGTGGGATGCAAACTACATCTATTTCTGCACAGCTACCAACTCTTGGAAACGGGTAGCATTCACTTCTTGGTAATCAATGGCTGTTAAGGCAAAGGTTGGTATTTCAGGTGCTCGTAAGGTCTTTCAA